TAAACGTTTTTAAATTATTTTAGTGGTTAATGTACTGCGTATTTACCAAAGTTAGGTCTGCTCATTATTGAATAAGTAGCGTAACGGACAGCATCAATAATATGGTCATTTTTTGGTACTGGCTTATTTGTCAGCTTTCCACTCCTATCTTCAAGCCACTTATAGTTCCTAAACTCTTGTATTGCATTTGTACTGTCGCTTGTTATGTGTAGCTTAAATCTCTTTAGTAAGTCAATACCAGCGTTTATACTATCTCTGCCTTTTAATGATGGTTGTATATTGTGTCCCATTCTACGCAACTCGTCTATTAAGCGTGGCTCTGCTGCGTCAAAATATATAGGGCTTCTATTTACTACTTCTTGTTTTAGAACGTCGCTTATATCCCTTGTAGTCATCATTGTGCGGTATAAGTGTTCTTTAATGTATATGTTATGGTCTTTCTTGTATACACTAACTAAAGTACTTGGGTCATTAGTATATCCTGCATCTGCGCCATAGCTTACAAGTTCTGCATCGTGCGGTATGTGTGGCACTTCTATGTAGTTGAATATAGTTGCTTTGCTTATGCCCTTTTCTCCAAGTCCGTATATTTGCCAATATTGTTCGTCTGTTTCTTTTAGTCGCTCAATCTCTTTTACTATGCTACCATCAAGGAATTTATTGTCTTTGTATGTGGTCTTATAAAACTCTACATCATCACGATTTAAAACCTTGTCATATATCCAATGATATTCGTCTGATGGGTTGTAGTCAAGCACCACCTTTTCAGTTGTTCTAAATATTAGCTGCTGCCAATCTTCATAGTCTAACTCATTAGCTTCATTGATAAATAGAAACTCTCGCTTGCGCCCTCTAATCTTTTGTGGTTGGTCTACGCTTATAAATTCTATAAGATTACCATCAAGGTTGTATTCGCTATTAGACTTGTTATGATTTTCTTCATTATACTTATTGTGTTGTTTAAGTATGTCTATAAAGTCACGCATCACAGAAGAACGTACAGCTGGGAAAGTCTTTCTGCATATAGTTATAGTCTTGCCATTGTTTGTTTGGCAGTAGTGAAAAATAATATAGAGCAAAATGTTGAAAGTCTTACCAGACCTTGTTCCGCCTTGCTCTACTACTATCTTTGATTGACTATCTAAAAGGTGTTCAAATACTACGTTTACATCAACGTTCACTATCTATGTATCTTTATATTTATCTCTTTATCTGTTGTATCGTGTTTAACCTCTCTCTTTGTTCCGTTTAATCTATGTGCTTCGTCATCATCAGCTATAAGTTTCATAAGACCTATTTGTAATGTAGCGTTATCGCTTTCGTACCATTTGGCTCTCATTGATATTTTCATATTAATTCTATTCTTTGCTAATTCGCTTTTTATAGTGTCACTTTTGTGTAAATCGTGGTCATAAAAAGTTTTTCTAACAAATGGAGTATATGCAAAAATATCGTTTACAAATATTAAATTATGTTTCTTAATTACTTCTAAACTTTGCTGTTTTAAATCTTCTGTGTTGTAAGCCATAGTATATATCTTATATTAATATATAAAATTATTTACTTTTTTTTAGCACAGCACTGGGTTTTTAACTGGTCTGTTTAGTTTAGCACCTTTTACTTCTTTTATTTTCTTTTGTGGTTTAGTTGTTTCTATTAGTTTGTTGTATATCTTTAGTCTTGTGTTTATAAAGTTTTCTAATGTGTTATCTTCCCACTTGCTTACTATGTCTATTAGTTCGTTTATTAGTGCCTCTTTATGTGTCTTAGGGTTTTGTGTTTTAAGCGTATCTGCTATTGGCTTTATTTTCTTTTTAATTGCGCATTGCTCAATAGGTAACCCTAATCTTCTTATTGTCTTATTGAATATTTTTTTATCCATATCACTAACTACATTAAAATCTCTATAATGATATAACGCTGCATCGTGTTTTAGTCCTATCTCTTGCCCTAATGATTGAAACGTATACCCTAACTCTCTTGCTAATCTACAATACACCTTTCGTGCGTATGAGTATTCACGTTGTCTATTGCGTTCTGATATATCAAATTTATAGTATTTGTTTAGTTCTTCTTTAAGTTGTTGTAGTGTCATATTTAAAATAGTTTTATTTGTGTTTTAGGTTTGTAACTTGCATCATAGTTTTTATTTTGTCCTTTTGGATATTCTTGTATTTTATAATTTAATTCTTTAAGCCATTTTTTATTTTGTTTTTTACTTCCTGTAAAATATATATATCGGTGCTTTTGTGGTCTTTCCCTTACTGCTAAATCATCATAGTTTAATTTTTTGTTTTCCGTTACTGACTTACTGTGCTTGTTAGGATTGTTAATATCATACCTCTCTGTTCTTTTTGCAGATAACCCTGTGTAAATCCAATTAGTTGCTTGGTAAATATATCCATTGTGATTTTGCGAAGTATCTGCATAACTCACAATTATTAAAGGTGGCAACATTTTTAAACATTTAGAAACAAAAAAAGACAAACTATTTTTTGGTAAATCGTCATTTGTTATTAATCTGTTTAACTCATAAACATATTTACTATTATGTTCGCCACAAACTCCAACACATAAAGGATTACTTGCAGGTTTGCCAAAAGTACAAACACCCTCTAAAGCATTACCTATATACAACCCAAAGGAATAACTTATACTTGGTATTCGTTTAGCATAGTGTTTATTTAATAGCCAGTCGTGTGTTTCAAAAGTATTTATGCTTTTAACTTCCACTTAGTTTAGTTTTAAAAATTCTGCGGTTTGTGTTTCGTTTATCTCGTCTTTGTTTTCAAAATACTTATCTACTAAGGCATCTATCATTACAAGTTCGTCAATAGAAGCTGTTTTTATTTTGTGTATTAAGCCATCTATTTTGTTGAGGACGTTTATGCACATCTCTGGGTTGTTGTGGTATACCGTATTAAACCCCTCTTGATATACTTCTTCTAATAGTTTATTAGTCTTGCCTACTTGGTATTTTATGTTCTGTCTAAACGCTTTACTTCCTTTTAGTTCATCGTTTGCCTCTAATAGTAGTTGGGCTATTAGTACACTCTTTAAGTAGTTTAGGTGCTTGTCGCTTATTACTTCGTTTATTACTTGTTCTTCTCTATCCATTTTTCTTGTTCGTTTCTTATGTATTCTATTTCTCGTCTTAAATAATCAGCAGCTTTTTCTAAGTCCTTTAATTCACTTTCTTTTTTACCTGCTCTACAAATATACTTAATAATATTACCTCTGTTAAAATTAAGGTTGTAGTCTTTTATAAAGTCTATTACGTCATAGCCCTTACCATTCTCGTAATGTAAATATGTTGCTCTCATATTATTGCGTTGTCTAATTGTTGTATAAGGTGTCGTATCTCACTACGTTCAAACTTACCTGTAATCTCTGCATTATACGTCTTAAACGATAAGTGATACATATCTTTTTCCGTATCGCCTTTTTTTTCTTTCTTTCCTAAATACTCAATCTTTAAATCAAATTTCATTTTTTATAGTTTTAATTATTCTGTGTTTTTTTTGCTTCATTTTTTTTGTTAATTGCATTCCATTTTTTGTTATGCTTTAGCCACATATAGTTTCTTGCGGCAGATGGTCTTGGCGTATTACCCCTTACTTTATAAGTCATCGTGTGTTCATCTGCAGGGATAAATTTAATTTTCTTATTATTTTTGTTATTAGTTCTCTTATTGGTTGAAGTTGATTTTTTTTTGTTTTTAACAATCCAATCTATAATTGAGCCATCACAATTAATTATATCTTTGCATAAAATTTTATCATCTTCTATGCTGCATTCATAAGCATAATAAGTTTGATTGCAATGCATACAATTAACAACAGTATCTTTATTGAAAGTATTAACTATTGGCGTATTTTTATTTAAAAATTTTATTTTTTCTTCTATTTTCATAACTCCCCTGTTAAACAATAGTTATCTAAATCTGCACCCTCTATAAAAAACTTATTATATAGGTCAAGTGCTTTTTCTACTTTTTCTTCGCCTCTAAAGTAAAATTCTTCTGAACAGTTAAATATACCAATATCCAGACTGCCTTTATCTAAAGCTAAGAAATAAAAATCTTTATAATCTTTTTGGAATAGATTGCAATACAAATAGCATTGTACGTCATATCCGTATTTATTGGCACTCCAACTAAACCCCTTTATGTCTGTTGTGGTTTTAAGGTCTACTATTTTATCCTTGCCTAATACATCTGCCTTACCTCTAAATGGCATATCCATTACCTCGCCTATTACAGGCACTTCAAACTCGCTATTCCTTATTAGTTCTTTTGCGTGTTCGTTTCTTAAAAACGCATCTGCTAAACGTTCCGCATCGCTTCGTTCCTTAGCTGTGAACACTCTTGGATTTTCTGCTTTAGCTTCTCTAAACTTCTTTGTGTTTTTACTCTGTACGTCTATAAATGTTTGTGCCTCGAAAACGTTTGGCTCTAATATAGCGGTATGAAATAACCAACCATCTCTTAACGCTTGACTTGATGGGCTACCATACTCCAAACTAAACTTATACGTCTTAGGGCTTGATAGAAGCGTTTTAAGAGAACTACTACTAAGTGCTAACCTATTTAGTTCGCCATAGTAAAACTCGTCATCTAACATACGTTTAAGCAACTCTGCTTTGTCGTATAGTTTTCCATCTAATAATCTTATTTTATTCAAGGTCATAATTTTTACAAGTTTCAGAACAGTATGTTTGTCCGTTAGTTTCTGTGTCGCACATTCTACAAGTGCTTATTTCGTCTGGTGCGTCTATGTAATCGTCCCAAATATTCATATCTCGTATTGTTTTAATTTGTTTTCTAATTCTTCTATTTGTTCTCTTTGTTTTTGTATCATATCATTTTTTTGTTGTCTAATCAACTTTACTCTTTTATGTAGCACCTCAATCTCTGTTTGTAGTCCGTTTGTAAACATACCTATCTCATTCATTGCTTTGACACAATTTCTAAGGTCGGTGTTTAATGGCTTGGCATCTTTCCACTCCATTACCTTATCGGCTAACCAATTAAACCACAAATGATATGCTTGTTTTTGTAATAAATCCATTATGAAGCTGCGCCTGTAATAAATCCTAATACAAACGTTAGTGAAGCAAACAACAATATAGCCATACGGATAATAAATGCTCGTGCTTCTTTGCGTTCTTGTTCTTGACGTTCTAACTCTTTTTTAGTGTAAACCTCAATTCTGTTTTTGCGTGTTTGGATATGTAATCCTGTTTTTGTTTTCTTCATTTTATTGTATGTTAAATATTATACTTTTAATTTCGTCTTGTCTTTTCAATAGTTTGTCTATTGTATTTTGTGGAAGATAATAACCACTTTTCCATTTAACGCTATTTGCTTTGTAATATTCTAAAGTGTATTCTATATGCGCTAATTCTTTTTTTAAATCTGTTAATTGTGTTCTCATAATTGTTATTGTTTACACAAATGTACAAACTTTTTTATTATAAACAAATTATAAACAAATTATTTTTTAAAATCACTTAAATTAATTATTGACGCTTGGCTTTCATCTAACAAATAACAGGGCTTTAATACTTTCTTTTTAGTCCATAGGGTTGTGTCTGGGCAATACATATCTTTACTCTTTAAGTCCTTTAAGTTGTTTAGCCAATACATATAGTTTCCTTTAGGGTCGTTTACAAAGTATAAAGCTATCTTGCCAGTTTCTATTAGCTTATCGTACTTGTAAACCTCTAACATCTTTTCTTTGTAGTATTTTTTTCTGAACTTCATTTCAATTACTACTTCCGTTCCTTTTGGGCTTGTGCCTATTGCGTCATAATGTTTAAACCCCTCGCCTGTATGTTTTAAGTTCCACCCATCTAAGTTCAATAAGGTTATTACTGCTTGTTCCCATTTGTGTACATTTTTAATCATTTATTATATAGTCTGTCAATATCAGCTATCCATCGTTTTAGTTCTTTGGGTCTGCAGCTACACGGCTCGTAATATGTGTGATTATAATATTTTGCGTGAAGCGTACATAATAGCTTGTATTGTGGTTGTGTTAGTTTTGTTGTAACCTCTGCTTTAAATTGTTCCCATTGTTCTTTGTCTAATCGTTCCATAAGTCTAAGTCTATATCGTTCCACTCATCACGTCTTTTGTCGCACCCACAATCCCTACCAAGTGCTTTGCTAATCTTTTTTACAAGCCAATGAATACCTGTGTAATAAGTAATGTAATATATTAAATCCCCTAATCTCATAATTTATCTTTTATATGTTTCTTTGCATTTACATAAGTGTTGTATAATGAATAATAGCTTATGCCTGTTTCCCTACTCAATCCTGCAACGCTTTTACCACTTGCACAAATCTCAAACACTTTCCTGTCGTACCAATACATATCGTTCATTATATCGTCTATTTGATTTTTTTGTTTAGCGTATTCTACCTCATCTATTCCTAATTCTTCTATTTGTTGAAGTTCGCCTATTTCTTCTATGTATTCCTTTATTTGTCTTGTTTCTTTTTTGTGGGTGTTTAAGTATATACCCCTTAGCACCTTCCAACAATAATATATATTTACATCTTCATTGTGCCATAGGTCTAATCCCTTATCAACGTCTTGGATAAGTTGTATATACATTTCTTGTACTATGTCCTCTGCGGTGCTTTTATTACACCCAAAGGCATAAACAACTCTTAACCAATCTTGATGGCGTTGATAAGCCACTTCTACAAGACTTTTTTTCATATCGGTAATATATATGCGTTAGTATACGTTAGTTTTTTTACTTCCCAACTATCTACCTCATCATAAGAATAAACCCAATAAGTAGCGTTATTGTAATCATCTACTCTAATAAATACATAAGTATCTACACCCTTATCTTTTTTGTGGGCTTCTTGGTTTACTGCTAAAAATTTAGCTGTTTTCCTTACTGCTTTAACATCTATTTTTTTTCCCTTTACAATTACATCTGGCTCTTTTAATGGCTTGTTAGATAATAATTTTGTAGCGGTATAGGGTATATCTAACTTATCTAAATAATAACAAAAAATTAATTCCCCTTGTACGCCTAAAATATCTACAACCTCATTTTGATAACCTCTGTCATATTTAGTATATGTTAGTTTTAAATCGTAATTGGTTAAATTTCTTAGCTTACCAATATAAGCTGCACACTCGTTTATAAAGTATGGGTATTTTATTTGTCCGTGTTTCTTCATTCTAATAATTTCTTTTTAGGTACTACAAAATATTCTAATGGGTCGTATATCTCGCCAACTACAAAAGGTAGTCCAAATTCGTTAATACTAAAGCTAAACGTTTCAAAGGCATAACCCCTTGACCGCTTACAGCTTACTGTAACCCATTCCTTATTAACTGTGTTTGCCTCTAATTGTATCTGTGTTTCTGTTTTCTTTTCTAAAAAACTTCCTAAGTGTCCTGTTGGTTTATCACTACCATAATTGCTATGTATTACTGTAATGATATGACAGTTAAATTTAGCACTCCATTCCATTATTTTCTGAACACACAAGTTGCTTTCTTCTAAGTTGTTTACATCACTCACAAGGTCGGCAATACCATCTATTATTACAAGTCCGTTTTTGTCTTTATTTTCTTTAAGGATAAACTCTATAAATTGTAATCTTTGTTTGTAGCTTATCGTTCTTAATGCAAAGGTCTGGTAGCAACCAACGTCTTTTACATTAGCCATATCTACAACCCTTTTAAATACTCGTTGAGAGTGCCAATGCCCCTGCTCTGTATCAAAGTGTATTAAGCACTTGCCCTCTCTATGTCCTTTTATCTTACCGCCAAAATTGTTTCCACCACTCAAATACACTGAAGCAAGTAGTGATACAAAAAATGTTTTCTTTGTTTTAGGTGGTGCTTGTACAAAGCTAAAGTTCCCATAAGTTCCTATTGGTATAGGAAACGTTAATTCGCCACCTTTTGTGTCTATTGTTTTTTCGCCTAAACTCAATGCTGTAGGTGGGTACTCCATAACTTCGGTAGTGTTTATTGTACACTCCTCTTTTATAAGTTCCATTAGCATATTTT